TAATGATTACAAAAATGATCCTCTAGTCGACTACTTTAAATCTATTTCTAACCTACAAACACTATCTAAAATTTAGTTTTTTAATTCATTAAATTTTTCCAGTGGAATATTTAAACTCCATTTTTCTTTATTCAAAGAAAAGCTTATGATAATATAGTCTTCTTTTTTATTTTTTTTACCTATTTTTGGCCCTGCAATAATACATTGATGTAATTTAATGCTGTAAATTTCATCAATTTCGCTCACAAATATTTGTTTTTTTCCTTTTTTTCCACTTTTATAAGTAAAATCTCTCGCCAAACCATTATATATTTTTAATAACTCACCTTTAGAAACTGTCTCCATATGCTCTGAAATCTTTGGTAATCGAAGAGTTAACTTGGAAGCCATTTTATTAAAAGATAAATATAAGTTTTTGGGAAAACTTACTTCAATTTTATTTTTTTCGCATTTGCTCTTCATAAACAAGGGAAACAAACAATAATACAACCACAATTCCAGCAATTATAATTACTACCATTTATTAAATTTTTTTGATGATATACTTCTTAAAAAAAAAAGTTCTTTCAATTTTTTTAATTCATTAAAGAAATTCAAATTTTAATTAGTTATTTTAATTTGTTTGTGGAACCTCAGGTGGGTGATTAGTATGACTATTAACTTCTAAGTTCCATTCATCCCTATGAGCTAAGAAATATTGACAACTTCTCATGGTTATCGCATAAGAAGCACCTGAATGGCCTCCGTAATTTATTTTATCATTAATTTTTTGGATATTTGGATGGCTACAAAACATAAATCCTGTATTAGGATCATTAAAATTTATTACCCATTCTTCACATTCTGCCAACCGAATAGCATTCATACCATCTAAAACCATTTCAAACTCGTGAGTAGATAACTTAGGATATTCTGTCATTTTAATTATATTTAAATTTTAAAATATAATTATAACTTCAATTTTTTTTAATTTAAATAGATTGGAAATGAACAAGAGATTTGGAGATTACATAGTAACATACACCAAAAAACAAACTAGTTAAAATAAAACCAGACAAATTAGGATTTCCATCTAAACTATGTAAAGAGGGAAATATTGATAAAAATTTATTTTTAACAATTGGAAGCTGGAATATAAAAAATAATAAACCAATAATTATAGGAATTTGAAATTCATCATAAAGTATTTCTAATGAATCCCTTGAATTTTGGTTTTTCATTCTTCTAGCTAATATTTCTTGTTCGGTGTCTGTATTCTGGATATAATCTGATTGTTCTTTATCAGGAACAAAATTAGGTTTGACTTGTTCATCAGCAAAATGAACGGTATTTTGTGGAATATCCCGAGAAGGTAAATTAGTTGCTCCGCTTGCACTAGCTTGTTGAATTCCTGTAACAAATTCATTCATTATCTTCTGTTCATCAATTTTATTCATTTCTGTGCTCGTGCTTGTTGCTTCTACATTTGGATTATATTGTGAAGGTTTATCAGTTGTTTGTAATACAATATTTTCCGATTTTCCACCTGCTAAGGGATCAGTAGGAAGGTCATCTAAACTAGTAGTATCAGCCATATCTAATATAATGATAAGATTGATAGAAATATAAAATTACGCAAAATCTACATATTTTTTTTTGTTATCACAAACAATAGATTCCATTTCATATTTAAAGCATTTATTTCCATATTTATATTTTTTATTCTTAATATCTTCTAAATCTGGGGCTTTAAAGGAAATACAATTTTTTTCTTCGCATGTTTTTCTAAATAATGTCGCTAATCCTAATCCTAAAATTATAGAAATAATAATTTTTCCTGTTTCAGTATTAAAAAATCGTTTTAATTCCATTTATATATATATTATCTAGATTTGAATTGGTATTTCTTCTATATCATTCGCACATTTTACAATTCGTTGGTTTAATTGGAAGCAATTATTTGTTTTGTCCCTAAATTGAAATAAATGTTTATTATCGTCAGTGGGATAAACTATTACTGTTTTGGTGTCCGGAGCTGTCCAATACACCATCAATATACCTAATATTAATGAAATGATAAACACAGGAAAATTTATAAAAGTAATCTTCATTTTAGTATATAAATTTATGATATTAATTTTTATTTTAATCCCCTATATTATATTCTTCCTCATTATCATAAACTAGTTCCATTTCTGGAGATGGACTTGTTTGTATTTTCGCTCTTTCAATTTGAATTTGAGGAGGTGTGCCTGAAGGTGTTTTGGGGATAAATTCTTCTTCTTTGGGAGGAGATGGTTTTTCTTCATCTTCAGGACTTTCATCCTTATTTGGTTTCACATCAACTACATATATATTTCCATTTTCAGGGTCTATGGCAAAAAGAACGGGATGACTTGGTCTTGTATAAAGCATTTCAAATTTATATCCTTTATTATGAGCCATAACTGGTGAAATTTCCTCTTGGGTTTCTAGTAGAGATTTGTTGGTTTCAAAATCCATTTTATTGGCAATGATTTTGTCTCCAAACATTAAGTCATTTCCTTTTAGTTTAAATGTGGGCATAACATCTATTTCCTCTTCTACTGGTGACTCTAATTTACTTAAATCAAGCGGTTTTTCAGAAGAAACTATTTCTTGAGGTTTTTCACCCATTTGGAAAGAATCTATTTTGGGAAGTTCAAAAGGAACTAATAAATCTTGTAAGGTATATGATTTTTTATATAAATGATAAAATATTTCTTTATTGATTGAAATTTGTTCTAAAGAATAATATTTATATTTTAGTTTAATTATACTATTAACTAAGGGTAATAAATCATCTTTATAAATTTGAAGAATATCTTTAATAAACTGAATTTCTCCAGTTTCATTGTATTGTTTTATAGTATCTTTGATTAAGTCTATTTTTTCATACATAATGGTCATTTTGGAAAGTATTAAGCTTTTATTATCAGTATTTTCAGTTAATTGGATTAAAGAAGTTTTATATTCTAACAAATCTTCCAAATCTTTATTAAGATCGTTTTTAATATTATTAAATTCCTTTATAACTTCATTTTCCGATTTAAAATTAAATAATAAATCTAATTTACTGCGTATAATATATATTTTATTATCATCCACACCTTCTTGGAATATATCAATTAATTCATGTAAGTTAACAAATAGGCCTCTATTTATTTTAATATTTAACATACATGGATTAGATTTGTCACCACATAAAGCATATAAAAAATGATCTTTTGATTGAAAGATAGTGCCTACAGGTCTTTTACAAGAAATGCAATTTCTTTTAATTTTAAGAATAGCATTTTTCTTTTGTTTAATATTAAGGGTTTGGTCTTTTAAGATAGAATTTTTTTTATCTTTATAAGAAGATTCATAAATATTTTTAAGATGATAATATTCATTTAATTTTTCCAAATATTCAGGAGTTTCTGAATCATGAACTACTTTTGGGGATAAAGATTTATCAGAAGCATATTCTGGGCTTAAATTAGGGGAATTAGAATTATTTGAAGGACTAGAAGTTTGTTCTTGTGAAGCCATATAAATTAACGGTATATTTTTCTATTAAAGAATTGAACTTCTGGATTATTTTGCCAGGTAGGAAGATCAGTCATCATATTACTAACCTGACTATTCCGATAATCTTGCATAAATCTCAATTTATTTAAAACATATTCTTGTTGTTGTCTTTTTTTTTCTTCTTGGAGTAGTTTATTATTTTTAATTTTATATTTATAATAAAGAACAATAGAAATAATAGAAATAAAAGCAATAAATAATCCTAAATTATAAAGGAAATTATAATGTTTACTTTTAAATTGATGACATTGTTCTAAAGATGCATTAATAAAATATTTCATACCAGGTTCAATTAAACGAGGTTGTATGTATTTGAGAGATTCCATTAAAATAGGTAATTATAATTTCAAAATATATTATACCTAATTAATATAATGGCAGCAGCAGATCCAACAGCTTCAATTGTATTTTTTTTAATATTAACTTTAGCCTTTTCTATATTTAAATATTATACTAAATCTCCTAAGAGTATTCAATTATGGACTATTATTTATTTTCTTGTATTAATTGTTGTCCAATTTTTTATAAATGTAGGATTAACCAAAGAAATTTGTGGATTTGAACAATATGGATTAGCTTTTAAACAAACAATTATTCCATGGGTTTTTGTTTTTGGTTTAATAAATATTTTATTAATGGCATTCCCTAATTGGTTAAATCCATTTTCCAATACAATCGGTTATTTTTTTGCCCTGCTTACAGGTGTAAATTCATTGTTAAAAAGTATTTTAAAAGATAGAAAAACATTAGATTTAGGACCAAAACAAGCAGAAATGATAACCGCAATAAATAATGTATATGATGATAAGTCATTATTAATTAATTCAATAAATATGACGAATATATCAATGTGGTGGGAGAGTTTGAAAAACGGAGGATTATTAAAATCGGGTGTAGGAACGGAAGAATTTGTAAAATTACAGCAATATGTTAAAATGAAGACATTAATAGCAGAATATATATGGTTTGCCTTAACTGGAATGTTGGTCACATCAATTAGTTATAATTCAATGTTAAATACTGGATGTGTGCAATCGGCAGCTGAAATGCAAAAGAGACATGATGAATATGTAGAAAACGAAAAGAAAATGCAAAATGCACAATCACAAAAGCAGCAAATGGTTTACCAATCTTATGAATAAATCATTTATTTATTTAAATTTAGGCAAAGTAATATAATATAAAATAATTAAATAAGAAAGAATTCCTAAAATTATACTCAAAAGCCAAATAGGTAATATTGTTTTTCGTCTATGTCCAAGCCCAAATGTTCTTAAACTACCATCTTTATTGTATAAAAATCCTGGTTGAATATAATTTAAAAGTATAAAGCTTAAGAGAAAAATAATTATTGCAAAAGTGTTAATATGTTTTCGTATAAATGCGTTATTCATTATATATATAATACAAATAATTTTTCATATAATTTATTTTATTTACATAAATTATAATGAATCAAGGAGACTCATTTTTCCAAAGTCCTTTTGCCCCTTTAGGAAGAATATATTGTGATTATTTCTTCTGGTTATCTGTAATTAACTTCATTGTTCTTTTATATATTCTTTTTTCTCTTTTATTTGGCTTTTTCTTTGATAAGAAGAAGGAAGGATTATTCCAAATTTTCTTAATTTCATTACCTACATTCCTTGGATATTTTACCAATAGATTGATGTATTCTATGTGTGTAGGATCAACTCAAATGTAAATTATTTATATACATCTTTAATTTGACTAGTTAAATATGTATTTTTACTTATAGCTCTAATAATTTTATTACATTCTTTTTGATCATTTTCAATATCAGTCATGGAGTTAAAAACCAAGCTAGTTAATTTAGTTTGTAGGTTTTCGTCAGTGGTCCAATCTTGGTTAGCTAGTTGCCATTTATTAATCATGGTGCGTTGTTTCAAGGCAATAGTTCGAATAGAGAGAAGAATTTTATTAAATTCAGTATCTTTTTCCCATACATCATTATCTTTGACATACATCGTTTTTCTAGAAGGATCGGTGCAATGAATTGGTCTTTCTAATATATCCATATTATTCAGTCCATCTGTTATCATAGTAGTAATCGTTTTAGTAAGACCATTTTCAATCGTATGGTCATAAGTTTCATGTGTAATAGGTAAAGAATCAATAAAATCCGTTAGATTCATCGCATTTTTACAGTGTTCATTTAAAAACATATTGATATTAAATTGATTATTATTTGTAGTATTATTAGTAATTGTATTATGACTATTCGTATTATTCCCTTGAATATGGGGTATTAAATCAACAAAGTTTTTTTGAATTTCTTTGTTTTCCTTTAGTAGCAATACAACTAATTCTTTTAAATTGCCTACATCCGAGTCATTAACTATAGATTTTGTAACCATTTGGGAACTTGATTCTTCGATTGGTATAATTTTATCCATTTTTTCTTTTTCGCAAGACTTCTGGTGCTTATATAAGCCTTGCCTATAAATATACTTCTTGCCACAATGACATTGAAAATGCTCTGGGGATTTTTTGGATTTTTTGAAAGACAATGGCTTACTGACATATAGTAAGGAGGGTATATTGGGGTCATCATTTATTACTGAACTTCCCGCTGGGATTTTTTTGGAATTTATCCCCTTACTGAACTTTGGTAACAAATAGTCGTCAGGATCACCATTTATTACTGAACTTCCCGCTGGGATTTTTGTGCACTCCGATGCATCCATTTTGTAACTCTTCAGGTGCTTTGTAGAGGAAAGGTGTCTAACAAAGTCTCTTTTGTTGTTTGAACCATGGAGGCACTTTTCGCAAAAAAATTTCATGTCATTTTTGTGTAATCCATTTGTATCCATTTTGTAATCCATATGTAATATATGTAGAATATCTCTAAATACTTTCCCGAGAAAATATAAAAATTTACAATCACAAATTTAAAATTATTTTTTTTGAATTGTGAGCATTATGCTCTAAAACGCATTTTTACAACTTTTTCCAATCCTTTTTCCAGAAATCAAAAATCAACACAAAAAACCTTGTGTTAAATTTTGAAATCCCAAATGACTTTTGAAAAAATTGTGAAAAGTGAAATTTCCTACATCTATCGTTTACAGACCGATATTTTTGACCTTTTTTCTTGTCTACACGATGTAGACAAACTACTACATCATCAAACAAAAAATATTTTATTTTTAGTCAAAAAAACTCGCTTGGCTTCAAGGGAGGTGTCAGAAATCATCCTCTAGATTCCTGAATCCAAAAATCAGGATTTTATTTATCGGATTCTGGGGATTATATATCCTATATTTGCAAGTTTTATCCTCGAAAATCAGAAAATCGATTTTTTGTATATTTATTTACTCAATTAGGGAGGATTACATCTACTTTAAAACCAGTTGTTTCAAGATTTATCCCCGGAAATCCTGAAATCGAAAAATGAGATTTTCAGGTGCCCTCTGGAAGAGGATTCTTATCCCACTAGAACCTTTTTTTCAGTTAATATAATATTTTAAATAACTTAAAGAAAAATATTATATTTATTCCTCATAATCATCAAATTGCAATCCATATCCATCATCTACATCTTCTCCATACTCATCATCTTCCGGTAAATTGGTTAATGAATCTACTTCTGCATTTATTCTTTCTTCTACTATCTGATTCTGTTCTTCCTCAAATCTCGCTATTTCTCTATCTGTTGTTAATGCTTGACCCAACATTTCCCTTTGCTCTAACTGCCTCTCTAATATCTCATCTTTCTCTCTTTCTTCTCGCTCTTCATCATAAGTTTTTGCTACATATTGAGTTAACCCTTTTTGTTGCCCCTTATTCCATCTTTCTAGTCTATGATTTTTAAATAAATTTTCAATTTGTCTTTGTTCTTTATCCATTTCCTTCAATGTAGTAGTTATTTTATGCCTCTCTTTATCTTTTGCTCTATTTATTTTTTCTTTTATCATACTTCCATTTACATTAATCTTATTTTTTTCTTTACAAATCATTTGAAATAGGGTTGTTATTAACGAAGCTACCTTCTCTTTTATATTTTTCTGTTCTCCTCTTACTACATCTAATTCTGTTATCTCTCCTGTCAATTCTTCTTCTACTTCTATATCTGTTGTAATAATATCTTCAACCTCTTTCTTAGATAGTGTTTCTGATGAAATGAGAGAAATATCATCAGTTTGATCAATTAATTGATTTACTACAAACAAAATGTAAAATTGAAACAACTGTTTTACTAATCGATAGTCTAAAATAGATTTAATTTCTGTATTATCTACTTTAATTATATTTGCATATAAGTTTGTAAGTTCAATTAATTTATAAAAGTTTTTAACTTCTTTTTGGTTTTTGTCTATTAATGGAAAAATATTATTATCATTGTAAAATTTCCTTAAAGGTTCGTATATATTTTTTACAAATTCTTTCACATCTGATTTATGATTCTCTGATAACTTCCAATGTTTCGGTATTTTTATTGATTCATAATCAACCTTATTTTTTATTATTTCAGGAAATACATATATAAACGAAAATAATGCATTCTTTACAAACAAAATACCTTTATATAATGTCTCATCATCCTCATTCTCAAAATAATTGTTTCCTATCTTATTAAATTCTACTAAGTTATAGATACAATCTAATATATTGGATTTCTCACTTGATGATTCGGAACTATATTTGTTTATAAAATCACTCAAATTATTATTTAATTTTTCTATGTTTTCTCCTAACCAATTTTTTAATTCTCTTGATTGTGAACCAACTTCTTCCTCTACTGAGTAGGAATCTAATGTTTCACTCAATAATTTTAAAAAGGTTTCATCGACAATTTGATCATTATCTTTCATATATGCTATTAAATCCCGCATTTGTTGGATATTGGAAACATCATTATGAATCAAATCTAAATTTACTATATTCATTTTACTCACTTCTAATATTAATTCATTAAAAGCCTCTACTGAATAAATTTTTCCTTCCTTTTTCAATAATTCTATTTTATCTTTTATAGGAGCTAATTTGTCAAATTCATCTGGTTTATTTAAACATATTGGAATTAGTCTTTCATTAATAGGAATATTATTATTAAAATTACAATATTCTATAAATGCTTTATAAATTGTATCTTCTGAATATTCTTGAGATAATGGTGGAAATTTTATTTTAGTATCTGCTGCATCTAATAATAAAGCTGATTGTGTCATATTTCTTACATCAAACACAATATTATATAAATAATTCACAATTCCATTGTATACATCAATGTCTTTATCTTTACTTACGAAATAATTAATTGTTTTAAAGTCGCCTGAATTACAACATGAATTTTGTAAAAATGGTGTCCCCGCATTATTCGTTAATAATAATTTCTCCTTTTCAACCACTTGATTAATACCTTTAATAATTGCCATGGAAAAGTAAATAATTTTACAATTTATTATATAAATTTGCTCAAATTGATTCTTTGACCCTGTCTTCAAATGTTCTTTAAAAGCATTTCTAAATTCACTTGATAAATTAGCAGGTGTTTTTAGTTCTATTTTTTGCAAAGGAGGTAGAAAATTCATCCATCTCTTTAAATCTAACTCCACTGGTATTTCATTTCCTTCCGTTTGAAGCAGATAATTCTTTTTTTGTTCTATTAATGCTTGTATTTCAGGTTTCTTTAATAAATAAGCATCAAATGTCTTTTTTATTGATAATTTAATTTTTTCCTTATTTTTTGGTAGAGCTTTCCAAGGATATGTTTTACTTTCTATGGAGGCCGCTATACATGCCACATACTCCAAATTAGATAAATCTTCATCTCCAGTTACAGGATACCCTTGAAATGATTTTTTACAACCTGGAAATGTTTTCTTGGATTGTAAAGAAGGAATACTAACTGAAATAAAAAGAGAAATATACGATAAAGTGAATGTTAATAAAGATGCATTAAATACATCCTCATAACTTTGTTTCTTTTTCTTATTTTTTTGTTTTTCTTCGTATACTTCTATTGAATCTACTGTTTCGTCCAATGCTAATAATGTATGATTTATTATATTTTCTCTCATTTCATCCATATTTAACCCTAATTTTTGACTCAAAACTGTAATTACATTATTTATTAATTTTGCTTTTGGATTTGTTATTACTTGTGGTTGGGATACTGTAGCCGATTGCAATAATGCTGCCCCTGCATCTGATTCCAATATCTCTCTAGAAACAATTCTATATCCCGATTCTTCAAATTCTTCTTCAGTATCAAGTGCTATTTTTTCAATCATATAACCAGTATATTTACACCAAGTAATATTATCAATATTAGCTCCTTGTTCCTTTTTAATAATGTTGAGTGTTTCTTGATAATCACCATTTTCAACAAAAACACTAGCCAAAGTAGAGAGAAATTTAGGTAGTAATTTAGTATTAGTATCCACACAATATAACCAATATTGGCTTTCGTCGAGTGAATCAATATGAGGACGAGTAGCTTTATTTACAAATTTTACAATGTCAGTATTTCTTTTAACAATGTCAGTTTGTCCTAATATAGCATCCCTTAGTTTAATAAAAGGAGAAGTAATTATATCATCTTCTTCCACATCTTTACTATAAGCTTGATGTTTCAATTCATATTTATATAACATAAAATTATTAATTGCTTTTAATTTTTTTATCCTTTCTACGGAAACCTTGAATTTATGATTAATTTTCTTTTTGTATTTTTTCATATCTTCCTCATATTGACTATCAAATTCATTTTCCATTTGTTTTAATAAATCTTTTCTTACCAATTCTGATGCATAGGAAGTATCTGCACATGTTTCATTAATATTTATACATTTATTTTGAACATTACAAAATAATTCATTTGTTCCATAATAAGAATTAGGTGCAATAGATTCATCTTTTACCCATTTTTCATTTTCTCTTTTATAATAAAAATACTTTACATTGTCAATATTATCTAATTCTAATACTGCATAATGTCCATCTTGAACTTTTCTTTTACCTTCAATCATAGAAGTGGCTTCATATTTTGCATCATTTTTATTTAATCCAATGTTTTGAATTAATTTTTCTGTTAAAAAGTTTTTAAAAGTTTTATCATCCATTTGTGATTGTTCCATTTGATATTCATTTATAATATCATAAACCGTAGGATCGTATTTTTTATCAAAATAAACAGGTCTTTCATTGTCATCTAATAAGTCTGTCAAATCGATGTATCGTTTTGTTAAAACATATTGTTTACACTCATTTTCTATGGCTTCTTTTTTAAGATTTACTTCAAATTCATTTTTCTTTTGTTCAAATAAAACATCAAAATCAAATGGAGTGTATAAATCTAAATTCAAAAGGGTTAAAGTTGTATTATATAACTCTGTATTATCTGCTACCATCATTTTCTTTAATATTTCTGAATTGGACATTATATTATTATCTTGGGTATTACCCTTATATTTATAATTTACATCAAATCCATACATGTCCATAATCAACCCTGATAATTCTAGTCTACCTTTGAGAATTTTATAAAGAATGGATTCATATTGAAAATTTACAATGCTTTTAGATAATAAATTAATTTGATCTTTGCGTGAGAAATAATTTTTTTTGTAATCCAAAATTTTCGTTTCAATAAATTCATTAATTTCCTCATATTGTTTATATGAAATATCATCTAGGTAAATTAAAAAGGGTTGAAGATAATTAATAACAGAAACAAGTGTTAATTTACCATCAATATATTTTTTGACAAGATTAAATAAAATTCTTGTTTTTGGAATAATACAATTCAAGTATTTTTGATATTTATCGGGATCGTTATTTGTTTGAGATAATAAGTATTGTGTAGATTCTTTTAAATAATCGTTTTCATCAAACTCTATGGGTTGATTAATGTCATCTATGTAAGTGGTATTATATTTCAAATTTTCCCTGAGTAATTTCCAATAATTTATAAAATGAATATTTAAATTGGATTTTTGATAAATAGGTGTAGAAGGTAGATTTATATTAGAAAAGGTCATAACAGGTTTGGGCAAAGAAATGAAGCTCTTCACTGAAATATTGTCATTATTAGTAAGAGGAACAGATTTGGTTTTTAATACTGTGGAAGTAACATAGGTAGTTTGTAATTTTTTAAGACCTAGATTATATTTAGTTATTAAAAATCGCTTGGATTTAACATTTCCTTTTGTAAAAACAGATGAATAAAAGTCATTTAAATTATCTATTACAGCAGTAATATTATCATTAATTTCTTGCATCGTTAAAGATTCATTATATCCAATGGAAGAAAAAGGGGTTAAATAAGGATTTAATTTACGCATGTAATTAGTAAAGTTATCGGTATTTGACTTATATAATTCACGAATTTCATATTCACTGGTTCTTGTGTCAGCTAAAGTTAAATCAATTACATCGGGTAAGGATTCTTGATTATTAATATCAAAATCAATATCATATAATTTTTTTTGATTCTGTGCAACAGGTAAAATCCAATAAAGATTTTGATTTAATTGTTGCAAATGTTTAACTAATGGTTTATAATCAGCTCCCTTTTTTAATGGTAATGTTGCATTTCCATTTTGATCAAATAAAGAGAATTTCTCTCTTAATTGTTTAAATCTTTCTATTTGAATATGAATATTATTTAAAACTTTTCTTGTTCTTTCTGCAGATGGATAAGAAGCTAATAATTCATCTAATAAATCGTTAACTTGGGAATCTAAACTGAATCTTTTTTTCTCTTCATCTACTTCTCTTATTTGTGATATATCTCCAATTACAGGTCCAAATTCAATAGCATCAGCTTCGATAATAATATCCTTGATTTTCTCTCTTATTGTTTCTGTAGGAATTTGAATAACTGGTGATTCTAACTCCTCTATATCTGATGGAGTAATATCTTTTACTTCTTCTTGTGCCTCTGTTGCATCTTTTTTCTCGGGAGGAGGACGAATAACAATTTTATCTATAGGTATGTCTTCCGGAATGCCTTTGTAGCCAAAGTCGATATAGATTAATTCACCGTTATCAAAAGTTTTAACTTCAATCATATCTTCTTCTAAATTTGTAATTTCACCTGTAATAGTAAGAGGTAAATCACCACCAAAGTGTATATCAATAAAGGTTTCAGGTAATAAATTATTTTGTTTTGCATAGCCTTTATTTTCAGGACGATCTAAAATAGTAATAGAATTAATGCTTTCATCCGAAAGGTTACCATCTTCATTTATTTTTAATTTGATTTTCTCTCCAGATATTTCATCAATAACTATGATTTTTTTGGAATCAATATAATCTATTAAAAAGTTATGTTGATTAATATCTGGATTGGATGGAGCATCTATTTCAATAATATCACCTAATTGTAAATAAATAGAATTATCTTTTTCCATTACTTTATAGTAACAGTAGAAATTAATATGAAATACGAAAAAAATTGATTTTAAAATATATTAAAGAAATTAAAATATAATAAATAAGATGGCTAGTTATAATCTACAAAGCGTTCCCCGAATTAATGAATTATTATTTAATAATGATAATTCATCTACTAGAGATGAAATAGCAAAATCTCTAAATTTAAAGCTAAAAACATGGAAATTTGGAGGTGTGAATTACCATATTCTAAAGTATGATAAGGAATGGTTGGCTAGAGAAAATGAAAAGACAATTGGTTTATTAAGATCGGTCATTTTTAAAGATGATGGAACAATTGTTTGTTTTGCTCCTCCAAAATCTCAAAATACAGAAAACATTAAAATTACTTCGGAGGATCAATATGTTTCAGAACAATTTGTTGAAGGAACTATGATTAATATGTTTTATGAATCTGAGAATAGTAGTTGGCAAATAGCTACTAGGACAAGTGTAGGAGGGAAATTGAACTTTTATATGGAAAATGGTTTTAAGAGTGAAGAGACATTTTCAAGTATGTTTGAGGAAATAGTAAGTGATGTTTGTCCCAATTTGAGAGAAAAATTAAACCAAAATTATATGTATAGTTTTGTAATTCAACATCCAAGAAATAGAATTGTGAAGCCGGTGGTTGAAAAGAGATTATACTTAGTAGAAATATATGAGATTGATGGACTTAATGTAAAAAGTAAGAATGATAAGATGGAGGATTTAGTAAAAGATTTAGCTAATCTTAAATTACCTAAGCGTCTTCCAGTTAAATCAGGAGAAGAATTAAATCAATGTAAGGAAACATGTGCTTCAATGAACACAAAATATTCAACTGTAGGAGTGATTATAAAAGATAAAGAAGGTAATAGATATAAATTTAGAAATCCTAATTATGAACATGTAAGAAGGTTGAGAGGAAATCAACCCAAATTACAATATCAATATTTAGCATTGAGACAAGAAGGAAAGATTGCAGAATACTTGAAATATTATCCTGAGCAGAAGAGAGTGTTTAATGAATATAGGAATTTGATGCATGATTATACAAATCAATTGTTTGAAAATTATATGAAGTGTTATGTAAAGAAGGAGCGGGAATTAAAAACATTTCCAGAAAATTACAGGACACATATGTATAAGTTGCATCATGAGCACTATATTCCAACATTAATGCCAAAGAAGGAAGGTATAAATAAGACATTTGTAATTAATTATTTCAATGCGATTCATCCTGCCAAGCAGATGTTTGTATTGAATTATAGTAAGAGAGCACAAATGAAAAAGGAAGAACAAAAAGAGGAAGTATTACAAGAAGTAACAGTATAAATAAAATAAAAAATAAAAATATTATAAATTTATTTTTTATTTATGATAATAATAAATGAAAAAATATAAATATAATTAAATAAATAATTAATGTATTCGAAATTACCAAAAGAATTAATAATATTAATATATTTGTTTGATCTAACATATAGAGAAAAATTTAATTTATGTATAAATGAATTTAATAAAATAATAAAAAAACGGGAAGAAATGGTAAATAATATAAATAGGGATTATTGGAATGGAGAAATGCCATTATCAGTAAAAAATTATT